TCGTCATCGCGGTTGTCGCGCTCGGCCTCGCTGCGCTCGCTCTCGGGATTGCCCTCCGCGTGCTGTTCGAGGTGCGCGGATGATCGTCGTGGACATCGGCTGCCAGCCGCAGGACTCCGAGGAGTCGATCTTCAAGCTCTGTGAGGCGTACCGGCCCTCGATCCTGTTCGGCTTCGACCCGCACCCCGACCTGGTGCCCGGCGTCGAGATGCACGAGTACGGGCGCGAGCGGCCCGGTCGCCGCAGCCACTCCGCCCGTCAGGGCAGGGCTGGCCCGACGATGATCGTGCGCTCCCGGCTCGCCGCCTGGACGACTGACGGCTTCGTCTCCTACCGGGAGGACGGCATCCGCTCCGGTGTCGTGCCGATCGAGGAATCGGCCGGGGTGGTGCCCTGCTTCGATCTGGTGTCCTGGCTGAAGACCCTGCCGATGCCCGACGTGGACGTGATCGTGAAGATGGACGCGGAGGGCTCCGAGTACCCGCTGTGCTGGGCGATCCACCATCACGGCCTCGACCTTCTGATCAAAGAGATGCTGATCGAGTACCACCCGGGCGAGACGGCGAATGGCATGTTCAACACGGAGCGGGCTCCGCTTCGCTGCCACGTCCAGGACTGGGACCTGCACTGGTGAGCCTCTACGTCCACGAGAACCTGACCCCGAACGGAAATCGCTTCAAGCTCTGGTGCCGTCAGGAGACGAACGACCAGCAGACCGCCCACCACGTCTCGAAGCTCGACGAGTACGAACTGCGCGGACTGGAACTCGACGGGTGGGCGATCGACGTCGGCGCGTACATCGGTGCGGTCGCGATCCCGCTCGCGCTCGACCACCCCGACCTGTGCGTGGTGGCGGTCGAACCGATCCCGGAGAACGTCATGCTCCTCCAGCGGAACATCATCCTGAACAAAGTCTTCGACCGGGTGGTGGTCTGCCCGCTCGCCGCTGCCGCTCCCGGGGACGACCTGGTGGCGATCCGCTACGGCGGGAAGGGCAGGCATCGCTTCGTCGGGAACGTCGGGCCGGAAGCGAGGGACGCCGTGGACGTGTTCGACGCGCCCGGTGTCTCGCTCGGCGATCTGCTCGTCTTCTACCAGATCGACGAGGTGGCTCTGGTGAAGATCGACTGCGAGGGGTGCGAGTGGTCGTTCCTCTCCGACCCGAACGTCTCGAAGGTCGCGAAGATCGCGGGCGAGTGGCACGGGCGGTTCCCCGCCGACTTCCTCGAAGGCACCCACGAGGTTCGATTCACCGACGACTACCACTTCTGGGCGGTGAGGCTTTGAGCCAGCCGACCGGCCCCGTCCACTTCATCTACCTCGGCGGGCCGCTTCTGTCGCAGCACATCCGCGCGATCAAGACGGCGCGACGTCACGACGCCCCGATCATCCTGTGGGCGGCGGTCCCTGGAACCCTTCCGAAGCTCCCCGACGTGGAGACACATCCCCTTCTTCTCCCCGGCTGGCTGCAACAGCATCCGATCGGGCTCGCGAACGTGAAGGACTACTACGCCTACGGCATCCTGCGCGAGTTCGGCGGCATCTACCTCGACTTCGACACGATCACCCTGCGCCCCGCCTGGGACTTGCTCCCCGAGGACAAGGATCTGCTCGTCAGCACCGAGTACCCCGAGGGCGACGACCATCCGCGAAGGAACAACAGCGCCGTGATGATCGCCCGCCAGGGTGCCCCCGTCCTGTTCGGCCTCGAAGACGAGGCACTCGCCGTGCTCCAGAGCGGGGAGTCCGACTGGGGCGCGATCGGGCCGACGCTCGTCAGCCGCTACGCCACCTCGCGGCTGGCCGCGGTGATCGAGCAGGCTCCCTACCGGGCGCTGAATGGGTGGAGCTACCACAACATCCAGGACTACTACGACAACCCGCGCGACCCGGGCGAGCCGGTGCGGATCATCCACCTCTACTCGTCGTCCTACCGGACGCAGTTCGAGAACGACCGATGGATGCCCTAGACGTCACCGCGATCATCCCGACCCGGGGCGACTGCGACCTGGAGCCGATCCTGGACTCGCTGATCTTCGGAGACACCATCGTCTGGGACAACTCCGTGCGCGACGACTTCGGCGCGTTCAGCCGCTACCTGGCGATCGCCGAGGCCAAGACCGACGTCATCTACTTCCAGGACGACGACTGCATCGTTTGGAAGGACGACCAGCGGCGGCTTCTGGACGCCTACGAGCCGGGCATTCTGACGGCGATGATGCCCCCGGAACGCACCGACTACTGGGACACGGTGCTGATCGGCTGGGGCGCGATCTTCGACCGGGAGCTTCCCGAGGTCGCCTTCTCGCGCTGGGTTGACGCCGGGGAGCAGACGAAATCCCCCGAGTTCAGGATCGTCGGGGCGGACTTCGTGTTCCCGATGCTGACACCGTGGAAGCGACTGGACGGATACCACCTCGATTTGCCCCACGCGCACGCCGAGAACCGAACCTGGGCATCGTTCCCGGACTACGGTCTGGTGAAAGAGACGTACCTTCGAGAAGGGAGAGCGATTCGTGATGGACGAAGCTGACACTGTTGATCTGCTCGTCGGGCTGCTCGACAAACGGGAGCCGTTCTGCCATGTGCGCTTCGGCGACGGCGACGTAATGTTCGCGACCGGCGTCGGCTCGAAGATCACCGGGGACGGCGAGGAGTTCTCCACCGAGCTTCAGCAGTCGATGATCCACGCCTGGTTCGCGCTGGCACGGTCGGCCACGAATCTGCTCGTCGGCGACGTCGAGAGCTACGACGTCTCGGACGGGATCGAGGAGGAGTGGCGGGTGCTTCGTCAGGCCGGAGAGTGGCTGCGCGGCGAGCCCCTCCAGATGGTTCACATCGAAGCGCTGCGCTGCTCCCGCCGGTACGCGCCCCTAGCGTACAGCGCGATTCGCAAAGACGATCGGCACAAGGTGTACGTCGCGCCGGAGCGGCTGGAGCCGGTCGCGAACTGGCTCGGGGCCGACATCCTGCCGGTGAAGCTGAAGACCGCCCACGAGGACGCATCGCTCACGATGTCGCAGTTGCTCATGGTGCAGCCGGAGGTTCTGCTGTTCTCCGCCGGGCGGGCCGGGAAGATGATCCAGTCCTACGTCGCGTCGGCCTTCCCCGGCATCACCCAGATCGACATCGGCTCGGGACTGGACTTGCTGATCCCGGACGGGGTTCGCCGGGGCACCGACGCGAAGGTCAACCGCGAGAAGGTGCTGGCCGAGTTCCGGGAGTTGGGCTGGGCATGACGGACGATCCGATGAGCGAAGTCGAGATTCTGAACGCGATGCGCAACATGGCGAAGATGGCCCGCACTCTCTACGACGAGTTGGTCGAGCAGGGCTTCAGTGAAGACCAGGCGATGAAGCTCGTCGCCAAGTACGTGCATGGTGCGGGCGGAGGCAAGACCGAGTGAGCATAGACATCCTGTATCTGACCTGGAACCGGCGCGAGTTCACTCGCTTCAGCTTGCAGAAGCTCCTGAGTAATACGGACTGGAGTCTGGTCGATCGACTGGTCGTCCACGACGACGGCTCCGACCGGGACGAGGGCACGGTCGCGTTGGTCAAGGACATGCTCCACTCCCAGAAGCCGAAGACCCAGGTGATGATCCAGGCCCGGCCCTGGGCTGACCGCTTCGGCTCCCCCCCGGCGGTGATGAACTGGTACGTCGAGAACTACGGGGACTCGGAGCGCTTCGCGAAGATCGACTCCGACATCGTGGTTCCCCCGGGGTGGCTGGAAGCGCTACTCGGTGTGGTCGAGCGGAAGCCGGAAATCGAACTGCTCGGCTTCGAGGCCGGACGCATGGGCCCCCCGGGGCACAACGGGGCACCGTGGGACTGGGATCGCCCCACCGAGGGCTACGGCTTCGAGCGGGGCTCGCACATCGGCGGCGTCGGCCTGATGAAGACGGAGAGCTTCCGCATCCGGCCGAGGCTGATCGAGGGCGAGGGCCGCTTCGGCTTCACCGAGTGGCAGCACGAATACAAGCCGGTGCGAGGCTGGATCACCCCGGACTTGCTCGTCTCCGAGCTTTCCCGCATCCCCTTCGAGCCGTGGGTCGGCCTGACCGCGCAGTACGTCGAGCGCGACTGGGAACGCGAGTGGCCGAAGTATCACGAGCGCTGGGACTACTGGTGGTCATGGTGGTCGAAGTGATGCCCCGTTCGCCGGTCTTCCATCCGATCCGGTTCATCCGTTGGTCGCGGGACGCCGGTCTGCGCGATTCCTGGACGGTGGTCGCCTACCCGTTCAAGACCTGGCGCTGCCGCCTGTTCGGACACGACTGGGGGCCGGAAGACAGAGAGTACGAGCCGAACACCGGCCACCTGATGCAGTGCTGGCACGAGTGTCAGCGGCCGAGATGTGAGGGCTACCAGGAGACGTACCACTACCTCGGAGCGAATGGAAAGGTCTACGGGTGAGGACGGTCGTCTGGTTTTCCGCGGGCGCTGCTTCAGCGGTTGCCGCGAAGCTCACCCTCGCGGCTGGGCCAGCGGTGATCGCCTACACCGACCCGGGCTCCGAGCATCCCGACAACGCTCGCTTCATCGCCGACTGTGAGGGCTGGTTCGGACAGGAGGTCGTCCGGCTTCACTCAGACCGCTATCGGGACACCTGGCAGGTGTTCGAGGAGCGGCGGTTCTTGAACTCGCTGCGAGGGGCGCTCTGCACGACCGAGATGAAGAAGATGGTCAGGCAGGAGTTCCAGGAGCCCGACGACATCCAGATCTTCGGGTTCACGTCCGAGGAGCAGGCGAGGGCCGATCGCTTCCGCAAGCAGAACCCCGAAGTGACCCTGGCCTGCCCTCTGATCGACCGAGGGCTGTCGAAGGACGACTGCCTCTCCCTGGTCGAGCGGGCGGGGATCGAGTTGCCGATGATGTACCGGCTCGGCTACCGGAACAACAACTGCGTCGGCTGCGTGAAGGGCGGGGCAGGCTACTGGAACAAGATCAGGCGCGACTTCCCGGAGACGTTCGATCGAATGGCGAAGGTCGAGCGGAAGATCGGCCGGGCGATCCTTCGTGATCGCGTGAACGGAGACGGGCCTCTTTACCTGGACGAGCTTGACCCCGCAACCGGCCGGTACAGCGACGAGCCAGCGTTCGAGTGCTCTCTGCTGTGTGCGGCCGTGGAGGAGGAAATCGCATGAAGCTCGTCGTCGGAATGATCGTGAAGAACGAACTGGGCCGCTACCTGCCCGAGTGCATCGGGCATCTCCTCGACTTCGTTGACCAGATCGTCGTCCTCGACGACGGCTCGTCCGATCGCACCGGGGAGTGGCTCGACGACAACGCGAAGGGCTGGGGGCGGGTCGTCGTCCACCATGTCGATCCCGAGGACGGATTCTTTGCCGGGCACGAGGGGCGCAAGCGCCAGCAGCTTCTCATTCACACGCTGAACGAAGCCCCGGACTGGGTGCTGAACATCGACGCCGACGAGTTCGTCACGGACGGCCAGCGCGTGCGCGACTACATCGACGAGCCCACCCAGGGTCGCCAGGTCGGCGTGCTCGACATGGAGGAAGTCTGGAAGGCCGACCCCTCCTGGTTGCACATCAGGGAGGACGGCGGCTGGCGTCCCCACCCGGTGCCGTGCCTCTGGTCGGCGAAGCTCTCCGGGATGCGCGGCCGGGCGCTGCAAATCTCGAACAAGGCTCTCGCCTGCGGGCGCGAGCCGGAGGTCGTTCGCCGCTACTTCGGCCGGGCTCGTCCGACGGGCTCCTCGATTCTCCACTTCGGGTGGGCAAATCAGTCTGCTCGTCGCCCCAGGTACGAGCGCTACGTCGAGGCCGACGGCGGGCAGTTCCATCGCAACTCGCACCTGGAGTCGATCATGTGGCCGGACGAACAGGTCAGCCTGTCGAAGCACACCTGGCCGAAGGCGCTGACCAGCGTCAAGCCGCTGATTCTCCAGCAGGCCAACTTCGACTTCTCGGGAGGCTACGCATGATCGAGGAAATCCAGGCGTTGAGGGTCGCCGCGGACGAACTGCTCGTGATCCACGTCCCAGAGGCGACCTACGCGGAGTTGGAGGAAATGGCCCGGGTGATCAGGGACACCGCGTTCAAGGATCGCGTGCTGATCTTCACCGACGCCTTCATCGAGTTCAAGGTCGTGAAGAAGTGACGATCCCGAACTGGTACGAGCTTGTGCTGCTCAGCCTCGCCGCCTTCCGCACCTGGAGGCTGCTCGCCGAGGACGTCGTGCTCGACAAGCCGCGGGCCTGGTTCGTCTACGGCTTCCGCAAGTGGAAGGGCAACAAGACAGCCCAGTACGTTGACGATTTCCTCGCCTGCCCCTGGTGTCTCGGCTTCTGGACGGGGCTCGTCTGGTGGGGCGCGTTCGAGCTTTGGCCGCACGGAACGACCGTCGCGACCGTCCCGCTGGTCATTTCCGCGGCCGTCGGATTGCTCGGACACCTCATTTCGGACTAGCTCCGTCCGACAGTTGTCCCTACAATGCCGGGCTGTGAGCACCGAGCTTTACGGATGCGGCTGCAAGAAGCGGCCTCGCCCCTCCGCCCCCACTCCGCCCGCGAAGTAGGTCAGCGATGCGCTGGCCGTGGCAGGCCCCGCGTGCGCTAGTCGGTTCGGCATCGAAACTGCCGGGCCTGGGGAGCGTAGAGGCGGCTGCGCTGACCCGCGAGGAGTTCTGGCAGGCGAGGGCGCTGCGCATCTACGACACCGTGGGTGAGGTTCGCTACTGCTCCCAGTTCTACGCGCGGCAACTGTCGCGGATCACGATCTTCCCGGCGCGGATCGAGGACGACGGGCAACTGTCGCGGATCACCAGCGGCCCCGAGGTCGAGATGCTCAACCGCATCCAGGAGGCGGGCGGCGGACGCGAACGCCTCCAGTACGACTACGGACGCCTGATGTTCGTGACGGGCGAGGGAGCCCTGTTCGTGAACGCCGAAGGGCCGGAGAACTGGCGCTTCCTCTGGCGTGGCGAGTTGATCAAAGAGGACGGCGACGAGTTCACCTGGCGGAAGAACGCCGCCGGGGAGAAGATCGAGCCCGGGACGGCCTGGCGTTTCTGGACGCCGCACCCGCGGCAGTCCGATCTGGCCGACTCGCCGCTGCGGCCGTGCCTCGACATCGCCGACGAGTTGAACGTGCTGACCGCCGCCGTCCACGCGACCGCGGTGTCCCGCGTTCTGAACGGGATGCTTCTGCTCCCGACCCAGGTGTCTCCGCCGCCGCCCGAGGGGCCGGACGAAGACCCGGAGCAGTCGCCGTTCCTCCAGATGTTCACGGAGCACATCCGCGCCCAGATCGAGAACCCGGCGTCGGCCGAGGCGAAGGTGCCGTTCGTGCTCGAAGCCGACTACGACTACTTGGATCAGGTGCGCTGGATGCAGATGCACGACCCGACAGCCGACTACCTGGAGCGCGACCTTCGCATCGAGGCGATCAAGCGGCTGGGGCTCGGACTCGATCTGCCACCGGAGGCCCTGGAGGGCTTCTCGAACACGAACCACTGGGCCGCTCAGCAGATTCAGTGGGATATGTGGCGGACCCACGGCGTGCCGGTCGCCGACCAGTTCACGGGCGACCTCGCCACGATCTACCTTCGGCCGAGCCTGCTCGCGGACGGCATGACCCCCGAGGAGGTTCGGCGGCGGACGGTCGGCTACGACGACTCCCGGGTTGTTCTGTCCCCGGACATGAGCGCGATCGCGGACGAGGCGATGGATCGGGTTGCGCTCGGCTTCGAGGGCTACCGGAAGATGAAGGGCATCCCCGAGGAGTACGCGCCCTCCCAGAAGGAAATCGACCTGGTGGCCGGGATCAAGATGCGCGACCCGGTTGTGGCCGGGCTGGAGGAGGCAGCGCCCCCGGTGCGCGGGCCGCAGGCTGGGCCTGACGTCAATCAGACCGGCCAGTCGAACGTCCCGCCCGCTCCGACCCAGGGTCGTGTCGTCTCCAGGCAGGAGGCACGCACGGCCGCGATCCTCGGTGCGGCCCACCACGCGCTCGCGACCTGTCGCTCCCGGGCTGGAGCACGGCTTCAGTCACAGGTGAAGCGGCCGGGCGCGAACGGGAAGCACTGCCCCGAGTGCCAGCAGACGATCGCAGACATTCCGAAGGGGCTGATCGCGTCTGCACTCGGGGTGGAAATGGTCTACGACCTGGGGATGCGCGACCCGATCGCGATGGTCGCGGGCGGGACGGCCGACTTCGGGATCATCCTGACCGAGTGGGGCCTCTCGCCCCAGGATGCGTCCGTGCTCTGCGAGCGGATCGAGGCGTATGCGGCGAAGACGCTGTTCGATTCCAGTGTTCCTGACCTACCTCCGGGCTTTGCCTCCCACGTCGAGCACGCCCTGGAGATGTCTGAAAGGGCGGTGGTCTGATGTCGCAAGTGATCGAGGAGTCCAGGGTTGCGCCGGTCGCTCCGCCCGCCGAGTGGTTCACGATGCCGGAGCCAGATCACCCGGAGCCCCTGACCGTCGATGCCGATGGGCGTATCCACGGCCACCTTGCCCTCTGGGATGCCTGTCACGTCGGCATCCTGAACGGCGACATGGCGAACTGCGTGAAGCCGCCGCGTTCGATCAACGACTACCAGGCGTTCCATCTCGGCCAACTGATCACCGAGGAGGGCACCCCGATCAGCGTCGGGAAGGTCGTGTACGACGGGTCGCACGCCGCCCTCACCTCCGATCTGGTCAGCGCGACCCAGCACTACGACCAGACCGGCAAGGTCGCGGCGTTCGTTCGGGCACGAGACGGCAGGCACGGAATCTTTCTGTCCGGCGCGGTTCGCTCGGACCTCTCCCCCGAGGGGCTGCGCGACCTGCGGGCGAATCCGCCGTCGGGAGACTGGCGGAGCCTGCGGGGTCGGCTGGAAATGATCGCCGCGCTCGCCGTCCCCGTGCCCGGATACCAGACACCCCAGTTCGCGCTCACCGCGTCCGGCGAAGTTGCTTCGCTCGTGCTGCCGGGCTACTGCGAGGAGTGCAACGAATCCGATGCCGAGGAGGCCGTCACGATGGAGAAGACGAAAGGCTACATCCGGCAACGGAAGCAGATCACCGCGTCGTTGCAGACACCGGAGGCCGTTACGGCCGCGGTGCTGACGTCGAAGCGGCGGAACAAGCTCGCGACCTCGACGTTCGCGATCCCGGAGGAGAGGAAGTTCCCGATCCACGACGAGAGTCACGCGCGGAACGCGCTGGCACGCGCGGCGGGAACGAAGTACGAGGGCCGCGTGAAGGCCGCGGTCAAGAAGCGCTATCCAAACATGGGGGACTGATGATCAAGTTCGGACTCACAGAGGTACTGCTCGCGCTGATCCTGCTCGCGCAGTGCATCTACATGGCCCACGTCTGGGGCTGAGATGACGAAGCTCGTTCGGACGAAGACGGGGCCGCACCCCTGGGTCACTGAGGCCGAGGAGAGCGGCGGCGGAGGCGGAAGCATCCCGAACCCGATCACCGATCCGCTCAATATCGCGCTGACCGATCCGGGGAACGTGCCCATCACCGCGCAGGCCGCGGCCGGTTCGGCCGTTGATCTGCTCGACTTCCTTGACGAGAACAGCGTCGGCGTCCTGTTCGTCGGGCCGTCCGGCGAGATGATTATTGCCCCTGCCGGAACGACGATGGTGACTGTGCATGACGGCGCGATCGGCTTCTTCAGCGCCAGCCCCGTCGCCCAGCCAGTCGTCCCGCTGACCACGCCCGGCGTGCAGGACGTGATCGACGCGCTGGTCGCGCTCGGCCTTGTCGCGCAACACGATTAGCGTCCGGGTTCAGCACCACCCGTCGCGAGCCCATCTCCTCCCGGCCCTGGTCAAATCGCTCGCTCCTCTGCCCACTGAGGTCATCTCGCACGAGTCCGACCCGCCGTCGCCGTGGGCCGGTTACAAGCTGTGCATGGCCGATCCGCCCGACACCGGCCACGTCGTGATCGTCCAGGACGACGCGATGCCCGTCCCCGGCTTCGTTCCCGCCGTCGCCCAGATAGCGGAGGCCCACCCGGACACCCCGGTCTGCCTCTACCTCTCCCGGTTCCCCCGGGACACGAGGCCGCGGGTCGAGCAGGCGATGAAGATGGGCCGTCGCTACGTGAGGCTCTCTCAGCGTTCGTTCATGCCGATCGTCGCCGTGCTCTGGCCGGTCGAGAAGCTGCGTGAGTTCGAGGAGTGGGGCAGAGAGAATCCGCATTTGCCCGGCCAGCGCGAGCCTCGAAGTGACGATGCGATGGGCGGACGCTGGAAGATGATCACCCGCCAGGAAGTGCTCGCCGCGGTGCCCAGCATCGTTCAACATCCCGACGAGGTTCCGTCCACGATCGGGCTGACGGCGATGTGGGGCAAGGACAGGGCTCGATGCGCCCAGTTCCTCGCCGATGACGCCTCCGAGTACGACTGGTCGATGCCCTAGACTGGGCTTCGGTCACTGGTTACTCCGGGGAAGCGGGGCGCGGCAACGCCCCGTTTCTCTGCTTCGGGGTCCGTCGTGCTCTATAATCCGAGGGCTGGACTGATGTTGCCGCCCACTGTCAGGGCAACGGCCTCGCGTGACGGCGAGGGTAGTCGAGCTTCCGCCCGGTAGGCGAGCGAGTCCCGGGAAGCCGAAAGGGGGAAGTAAGGGATGCGGTCCAGGGCGACCCCTTCGGGGGTCGTCGGCGTTTCTACCCTTGTTGTCGTCCGTCCAATGTGCTCTACTTCAGCGCGACGACAGCGCGAACAGCCGAAGGCAGCGCTGCCGAGTCCGATCCGTAGGGTGAGGGCGCGTTATGTAACGCGACCGAAAGGGACCCAATGGATGGGCTTTTTCCAGACTTGCCGAAGGACCTGACCAAGCTCAGTGACGACGAGCTTGGAGCGCTTCTGGCCGAGCACGAGCAGGCCGCAGCGCTGATCGAGAAGGACGACCCGGAGTTCCTCGAAGGACTCGCCCCCGAGGCGATCCTGGAGGAGTTCAAGACGGGGGCCTTGCAGATCATGGCGATCCGCGAGGAGCAGGCGAACCGCGTCGAAGCGGTCGAAACCTACAAGGCGTCCATCGCCGAGGTGGCCGGGACGATCAAGGCCGAGGACGACCCGGAGCCCGAGCCCGCCGAGCCCGCCGAGCCCGTCGAGCCCGAGGTTGTGGCCGAGGGCGACCCGGAGCCGGAGCCCGAGCCCGAGCCGGAGCCCACGCCCGCCGAGCCGGAGGCCGAAGTCGAGCCCGAGGTCGTCGAGGATCGCGAGCCCGCGCTGGTGGCAGCGGCCGAGGAGCAGCCGGAGATGACCCCGGCCCCGCGGCTTCGTCGCCTGCCGACGCCGACTCGTGAGCGGATCGTGGTCAACGAGGAGAACGACGCGCTGTCGTTCATCGCGTCCGGCTACGTCGCGAACCAGCCGCCCGGCTCGAAGCTGCGCACCCGGCGCGAACTCGCGGACGCGATGCACGCCGTCGCGAAGTCCCTGGGTCGCCCGGCGAAGCGGGTCGATGGTCGTGAGGAGCGGTATCTCGTCGCCGCCCTGAACTACCTCGACAGGTTCCCCGAGGATCGTCGTCTCGACGGCGACCTCGACGCGAACACCCGGAAGATCGCCGGGATCGGCTCGCCCTACCTGGGCCAGCCGGGCCTTCAGGCCCTCGTCGCTTCCGGCGGCTTCTGCGCTCCGCTGACGCCGCTCTACACGATGCCGAACCTGGCGACCAACGCCCGGCCGGTTCGTGACTCGCTGCCGTCCTTCCGGGCGGAGCGCGGCGGGATCAACGTCCCGGCTCCGACCACCGTGTCGGACGCCGCCGGGGCGATCACCGTGATCACCGCCGACGAAGACGAACTGGGAGGCACCTTCGCCACGAAGTCCTGCCTCGACCTCGACTGCCCGAGCTACACCGAGACGGCAGTCACGATCATCTCCCACTGCCGCGAGTTCGGAAACCTGAACGCGATGGCGTGGCCCGAGAAGATCGCCCACGAGAACGAAATCACGATGGCCGAGCACGCCCGGGTCGCGGAGAGCTACCTGCTCTCCCGGATCAAGGCGCAGTCGATCGCCGTGACCGGCGGTACGACCACGCTGGGGATGCTGATCTACCTGGTGGACATTCTGGAGAAGGCCGAGTACGGAATCCGCTCGCGTCTGCGGATGCCGTCCGAGGCCCGCTTCCAGGTGCTCGCCCCCCGCGTGATGCTCGACATGCTCGAACTCGACACGGT